TTACCATTTATATATTTAATATATTTACCAATATTTAATGTAGAACTACTTAAATCTTTATAAATAATTGTTTCAGGTAATTTAGTATTATTTAAATATATATCATAATCTGTATTATTACTAGTTAAAGCCAAATTATACCATATAGCATTAAAAAAATCTTTAGATATATTACAATTATTTTGAATATCTGGTTGAAATTGAAAGTCTAAAGAATTAGAATTAACTTTTATATAAAAATCACTATCAAATGATAGTAAATAATTATCGGTATTAACATTATTTAAATTAAACCAAAAACTTAAAGTTTTAACTTCAAAATCAATATCAACATTTAAGTAATCATTTACACCATCTAATTCTACATAATTGTTAAAAGTAGGAGAACCATTAATGGTTAAATCATAATTACCATTTTCTTCATTACCATTTTCTTTATTACCATTTTCTTCTTCAAACCTATATTGTAGATATATACTAGTTGATGCAGGTGGATCTGGTGGATCTGGATCTAGTTCTTTATATGCAATAGAATCTCTAGATTTTTTAGCTATAAGTGTTGGTCTTTTATAAAATCTCGGTTTATTATCAATAGCTGTAGGTTCCATTTAAAATTATTATAGGTCTTTATTTTATATTTTTATACTTATAAGGATTGGTTATAGTAATAATCAAGATTACTATAATTATCAATTATTTCACTATCACTGGTAATAACATTATTTATTCTTAATTCTGCTATATTTCCATTAAGATGATAATTTCGATTGGTAGGTGTTATTTTTAATAAAGTACGAGGTTGTAACATTTCAAAGTAAACAGTTGTTGATTCTATATACTCACCAATAGTAGCTCCCAGGTTTAAATAAAATACATAAATATCATTATTAATTGCTGTAATATTAAAATATTTACTATAGTCACTAAAGTTCAAATAGTTATTAAAATATGATAATGGAATTTTTTTTGAATTACCATATGTATCAATTTTATATAAATCTTTAAAATATGTGAAATTAGACCTAGTGAAACGATCATCATAATATCTATTATATCCGAGTAATATATATATATAATTATCAACAATTACCATATAATGATTTGCTCTTTTATCTGGTATATCACTACCTATTCCATTTAATGTAATTTTAGTAGAATTAAAAGTAGTAGTATCATTTATTTCAATTTTATATAAATCATTGTTATAGTCAGCTGAAGGACTGTCATAGTTATATCCATTATATCCACCAAATATATAAATATTATTTCCGATTGCTACCATAGAATGTCGAGTTCTTATAGTTGGTATATTACTCTCATAACCATTATTAGGTATTAAGGTAATTTTAGTAGAATTATACACATTTGTATCATTTGTTTCAATTTTATAGAAATCATCACGACCGCCATCATCATAAGTATAACCACCAAATATATAGATATTATTTTCAATTGCTACCATCGTATGGTCCTTTCTTTCGGATGGTATATTACTATTATCACTATCAATAGGCTGTAATTCAATTTTAGTAGAATTACTACTAGTAGTATCAATTTTATATAAATCTCCTAAATAGGTGGTAGTACCATTATATCCACCAAATATATAGATATTACTTCCAATTGCTACCATTGAATGAACACTTCTTCCGGGTGGTATATTACTATTATTATCATCAATAGACTGTAATTCAATTTTATCAAGATTACAAGTAGTAGTGTTAAATTCATATAAATAATTTAAATATATATCATCGTGCGGATAGTTACGATCTATATAACCACCAAATATATATATATTGTTATCGATTTCTACACTTTTAGAACCTTTAATAGTGTAGTGTTTATAACTATTGTCGTCAGTACTATGTGAACTTGATAGCCCAGTTATTTTATAATAATCTGCAACATTAGACTCAGTATATTTACCTATAATTAATTCTTTATCTATAAAAGGATCGTATGGTATTTTAGTAGGTTGTATAGCATCATCAATATATATATCATACATATTAACATCATTATAATTAAAAAATATACTATGCCAAGTATTAGGACTAAATGAACTATTGATATTACAAAGTGTTTCAGTATTAATTTGAATATCTAAAGAATTAGCATCAACTTTAATATAAAAATCTTCATCAAATCTTAGTAAATAATTATCATCACTAACATTACTTAAATAAAATCCAAGTCCAAATGATTTAATATCAAAATCAATAGTAGATAAAGTTAAATATTGATTTTCACCGTTTAATCTTATATAAGGATACTCTCCATTTTTTGTATCATAAGTAGGATCGCCATTATTATGAATTAAAAGATATTCTGTAGTAGAATCCGGTTCTAAAGAACTATTAAATAAATACACCAACTCAATTAAATTATCAAAGTTTTCGTATATTATAATAATAATATCTTGTTTTAAATTATCACCATTTATAATAGTAATATCATTTCTATTATTAAAGGATATTATTACAATTTCTCGTAAATATATTAAATCAATAAAGTCATCTAAATCAATTGTTGCAGGTTCTGTAATTTCTATTGTTAATTTACTTATTTTTCTATTGCTGTTTTGTGTAATATTAAATAGATAATTATCAGTTGTTTTACAATATAATTTCTTTTTTCCTATTGCTTCTTTAATATTAATATCAATATTAGCTGTAGGTAAAGTTTTTGGATTTATTAGCTCAATTAGTGTATCCTCATAATATTTAATTATTCCATTATCATTTATTTTAATAGTTATTGAATTTAAACTAGATAAATAATTACCATTAAAATCATCTAATGTAATTTTAATTCCTTTCTTAACCTCGCCACTAATATTCATTTCTATTCCTAATACACTTGTCATTGTTTGATTTGGTTCGGTATCACTGATAGTATTTTCAATAAAATTTGAAGAATCAAGAAGTATTGTGTTATCAAAATTTACACCTTCTTTAAGATCAATTATAATTATTGTATAACTACTAAAACGTTCAGTATTAGTCCCAACATAAGCTTTTATTGAGTATTGACTAATATCAATTGTATATTCCTCTAATACATCTGGATTCTTTCTTTCTATATTTCCAAACTCTATATCGGAATCATCTCTATTCGTAGCTTGTAAATATAATTGAACATTACCATCATTATGTTCTTTAATATAATGTACATATTTATTACTACTATCTATTGCAATACTTGTAATTGTATATAAAACATTTTCATTATAATAATCATAATATTCATATCTCTGTGATACTGCTGTTTTAAATTTACTTAATTCTAACATATTACACTCTTCAGTTTGTTTAGCAACAAAGTCATCATAAGATATATTTTCATAAACATTTTTAGCAGGATTAATATCATCTTCCTCAAAAATAAATTTATTATCATTAATAGCAGATACTGTATAATATTCAGCACCACCGTTATTATAATAATCACTTAATTTAATTTGTTTATTATTATAATTATAATTTGGATAAATATAATCCGTATGAAACTTTTCATATAAATCTTTAAAACTTATTTCTTGCTTGTTTTTTATCAATACTGGTAATCTAGGTTGTTTATAAAATTTAGCTATTGATAGACTATAATATAATACATCTCCGTAAACTGTATTCATATACAAGTTGCCTTTAAGATCAACTGTGCAACCTGTAAATCTATTTGTTTTAAATATAACATCGTCAATATATGTTAAATTATTTTGTGTAATATTATACATATAAAGTTTATCAGCATAATAAGGAACCATAATTAAATATGCATTATTATTTAATTCCATTATAGTTCCACCTTTATACAATTCTTGATTAGAAGTATAATCACTTAAATATTCGTTTGAAACTGAAGTATTACTATATATAGCAATATAATTAGTATTATAAGGAATAAAATAAAATACATCATTATGTGCTAACATTTTTGAAAATAAAGGTGTATCGTAATTAACATTTTCTCCTTCTTTATTTAAGTCAATATGATTATTTGAAGTTAAACTAATAGTTGTCCTATTAATTACAATATCATATACATATATATTACTTCCATAGTAATCTAATAAATACATATCATTATCATTAATATAACCATCTATGTATCGATAGTCATCATCTTTACTAACTTTTTTAGCTTCATCATCAGTAATATTGTATACTACTGAAGGAAAAGTATTTTCGTTAATAAAAAATAAGTAATCTTTAGTACTTTTATTATAAAATAAAATTGTTGAAAATAATTCTTTAAACTGTGTATTGGCTGCATTTTTATTAAGTATTTGACTAATATCAACAGTTTTTATATTTACAAAGTTGTCTTCATTATCATCAACAAAATTATAAATAAGAATAATTGCAGAATTTGTAAGAATATCTTCTTCATATAATTCAATATACGGTGCTATATATAAGTTATTTCCAACAATTATAGATGCTTTAAATTTACCTTTTGATACATCGTCAATATAATTAGATATCAAATTCCTATGATTAGTATGTTCACTTCTCTTAATATTAATTAACCTAATAACATTTTCTTTAACGTCAAGAGCTAGTAAATAATCGTAATTATATGGAATAAAATAAACTGTATCATTTTCTATTGAATAAATATTATTAACAGATATATTTTGTATTTTATTGTTAGTTAGTAAATCGTCAATATTAATCTCTTGATACTTTTTTTCATTAACTGGTTTATAAAAGTTAAATATAGGTTTTCTGTTATCATCAGTAAATGTAGATGTAGAATTATCATATCTATCACGAAAAATTTCACTATGAAATTTTTGATCAGTATTTAATGCACTAATTTCATTTCCTGTTAATTTTTCTTTGAATATAAACAAATTATTTAAATAACCATCATAGGAACCAATTGCTAAATCATTATTGGTGGTATTTTCTGAACTTGATATATTACATTTTATACTACCATTTAAATAAATATCTAAACTATTTTGATCAGCGTTTAAAAAAATATGATCAAATCCATTACTTTGAATATTAGATTCTATATTTTTAAATATAATTTTTAAATTAGTTTTATCTGTATAACTACATTCAATTGATTTATATTTAAATATTGTACCATCCTCGCCTAAATTAGAAGATTTAAAACCAATACCAATTTCATTTGTAAAATTATTTTCAAATTTTGCTGTATTAGCACTTAATTTTAATATCTCTCCTGACCCTGTAAGATCTAAATAACTATCTAATTCTGTTCCAATATATTGAACCGAATTAGTAAGATGATAATCATTTTCAGAATCGTCTGTATTTCCATCAAATTTATAAAAAGCAACTAATTTATTTTTAATATCCATATATATATTTGTTTTAAGTCTAAATTCAAATATATATGCAGTTTTAGGATCAACGCTTTTCAGTTTAAAACTAACAAAACCATTTTTATAACTTGATGAATATTGAATTTTACTACCTAATTCGATAAATCCATCTTCAATCTGATAATCACTATTAAATATATTTTTAGTAATAATATCAAAACTAAAATCATTTTCTAATATTGCACCATCCATAACATCATAATCAATAACACCTATATTTTCAGAATTATTAGAAATCATAAAAAGATTTTTATGATTTTTATCTTCATATAAATGTGCATTAACAAATTTATTATTTTCTAAAAAAATTGTA